AAACCTTGTTACTTGAGCCGAGCAGGTCGTGTTCGTACTGGTGTTTAACTAAAAGCGCGCAGCGTTCGAACTCAACGACGCCGTGCTGGTCATTGACGAACTTGTAACGGAGCCATAACTTCCCGCTTTTGTCTTCCAGGATCTCCACCTTTTCAGGAAGAACCGGGAAGAAGCCTATTGTCTCAAAGTATTCATCCTGTACCGGAACAATGAACAGGTTGTTCGTGCAGTCCAGAATGGTTGAGCATCTGGCCAAAAACTGTGGCCATGTCTGCCAAGGGTTCGGGTAGTATTTAAGGCGCGCTTTTAATCGTGGCTGAGCGTTGCCCTGAAACTCGACCTTTAACTTCGAAATGTGGCGGGCTTTTGCTTCAATGGCGCTTCTGATCAGTGCGCTTTCGTATATGCTCCCCTGGAACGTCTTAAACACTGGCCTGTAACCCGTGAGCAATTTAAACTCAGTTTTTACGGGGTCTTTGTAACTCTGTTCCTCAGGCGGGAAAAGCCAGTCTAAAAGTTTGCCCATGTTTTTTATCTCCTTTCGTTCTTTAAACGACGCCCCAGTTCGCCCCAATATTTCTGGCGCACGCACATTGCATCTAAAAGGGCGGCGACGCCGTCTATGTGTACGTTGTTTCTTAATTTGACGATTTTACAGCGCTCTTTTTCTGCTGAGAATTTGAGCGCCGTGTCTAAAAAGTGCAATTTCAAAAGGTCGTTGTCTCCTATGTGAAGGCGGCCGTCCTGGACTATGCCTTGAAGCTCGGTGATAATCGGGCTCAGGTTGAAACCCTGGACGACGTCGTCACACTTGAAGCCGTACTCTTGTAACTGCTTGGTTAAATATGTCGCGTTGTAGCGGTCATAGCCGACCATCTGTGGAAGGATGCGGTATTTTTCGACTAACTCACGGCACCAATTAAAGCAGTCGTTATAGTCGATTTGGTTGTCTCCTGACGGGGCTAAAAGTCCGCGCTGGATGTAAATCTTGTAAGGAAGGTTATCCCTCACGCTGGCTTCTTCTATCTTCTCAGCTGGTAGCCAGAACTTAGCAAAGCAGTACAGTTCGCCGTCGCGCTCAATTACACAAACGGCGGCGGTGAGGTCTGTGGTCCTGGATAAGTCAATTCCCAGAACTGCGTAATTCTCGCGAAAGTCTTCCAGGTGTAAAGGCTCCCCGACGGTCTTCATGATTTCGTTAGTCGGAAGCCATGAAGTACTGGAGTTCTGTTTGATATTCCGGTACTTGGTGAGAAACTCGACCTTCTTGGAAAGTGACCCTTCCCGGATCCTTATCTCCTCGAGCATATAATCAACGCTGACCGAGACACCGAGGTTCGGGTTGCTCTTCTTTAATTCGTTGATGTCGTTCCACTTCTCGACGTCGTCTATCATGTATAAAAAAGGCGCGAGTCTTGTTTCTCTCGCGTCTCCGTTAATGACTGCCGTGCTTCTTCTGATCAGTTCGTCATAAATACTTTCGTCAGAATAGCCCGCCGTTGTTATTGATAAAATTAACGGCTGACGTCTGGCGCCGAGTGCTGACTTTAAAACCTCGTAAAACTTTAAGCCCGAGTCGCCTTGCCATGAAGCGACTTCGTCGCATACAACGAGCGACGGGTTCAAGCCGTCCGATTTGTGAGCGTTGAAGGCCAGGGGTTTGACGGTTGTGTTGGAGGACTCGACGTATATGTCAGTTCGTCTCTTCCTGGCCAGTTCTTCAAGCTCAGGTTCTTTTTTGATCATTTCATAAAGCGCGGTATAGCATAAGTTAGCCTGCTCGAGCTTTGGCCGTGCGAAGTAAACACGGGCCCCGTATTCACCGTCCAGAAATGTCATATAATTCGCTATGGCCCGCGCCAGTAGCGTTTTACCATTTTTACGTGCGACTAATAGCAATACCTCGCGGAACTGTCGGTCACCCTTGTCGTCCATTATTCCGAACACTACGGAAACGAACGCCTTCTGCCATAGTTCTAACTTTATGTGCTGAGGTGCTAAGACTCCCTCATGATGTCGGCAGAATGCTTCGATAAACTTTAAAGCCTTCCACCGTTTCTTCTGGTTATAAAAAAAGGTCTTTTGTTCAAGGCCTTTTATTATGTATTCATACCAGAGCTTTATCCACTGGCCGACAATTTCGGTGCCGTCTTGGATGGCCTGGTAATATTCGTAAATGTAGTTATTCATTTAAATCACTGAGAAGCTGTTCCAGTTTGGAAACGCGTTCCTCTCCGCCTTCTTCGCTCAATGATTTTACAATGTTGATTAAGGTCCGGACTGTTCCGTTCCGGGCGGTTGCTGTTTTGTTGTATTCAGTAATAGCCGGGTTAACTACCAAGTTTTGTCTTCCTTTTACATACTCCTTCGTTACCGTTGCGCCGTAGTCTGCGATCGCTTTTTCTAAACTGGCCAGAGCGGTCATTTGTACCTGGTAACGTTTAAAGGTTGTGCGAAAGAAGAAGTTCGACTGGACCCCGCGTTCCTCAGCCTTGGCCAGAATTTCGTCGGCCTGCTGTTGTAAAGACTTAGCCATTCTTTTCTCCTCTCATGTATTTTCTAGCGGATGCCATCTCTTTCGATAGCCTGTTGTAATATTTGACAAGGTCCCGCTTATGACGTGGGCCTTTTGCTTTTTCAATTTGGCGTTTCACTTCTGCCATTTTTTGGCGGTGCTCTTCAACCCTTACCATGTTTACTCCTTGTTTCTAAAGATAACAAGCATGGAAGGAAAAGGCGCTGACGTTGACCCCCCCCGAACTTCAGGCGGCCTTTTATAAATCTTATTTCCGCCTTATGGTAAATATATTCGTGGAAGGCTCGCGTGTCTGTTCTAACAGGTAAAAGCATAACGACGGTGGCTTTTTCTTCTGAGCACTTTTTAATCCAGGCCCGGCTTTCGTTATATGGTGGGTTACACCATACTGTTTCTCCGGTCAGGTCTGCCTTCATGCCGTCGTTTTCTTTTGAGTAAAAGCGCCGGCACTTTTTGTTGTTTTCGTCCGCGCAAAGATCAACCGTGAAGTTAAACTCCCGGTTCAGTTCGTCGAATAATTCTTGCGGTGTTTCCCAGTCTTGCCTTTTACTTGAAAACATGGAGCCGTTAATCATTGTCGCCTCCGAGAGTGTGAACTATGTCCCACTCTCTCCGGCTCAGCTCCCACTGGATAGCTGCCGCTTTTTCTGCTGCCGCTTTTTCTGCTGCCGCTTTTTCTGCTGCCGCTTTTTCTGCTGCCGCTTTTTCTGCTGCCGCTTTTTCTGACAGCAATAGTCCGTCACCATAGATTTCTTTTCCCCGTTCCTTCATAGCGTCCAGGGCGTCTATCGTCACGCTTTCGTCTCTTCTGAACTTCTGGTCAATTCCATACTTTGACCACCTTCCCATGATGGCCCGGGTGACTACTTGATCCGGGAACGAATACTTCGGGAGATTTTTTCTCAGCTTCGCCAGGTTCTTCTCGTTTTCTTCGTCTAGCTTTTTGTAAAGATCCGGTGCTGTTCTCCGCACTATCTCGAACGGTTCCATATTTGTAACGAATGACGTGTTGACGCTTGCGCCGTTTTCGTATGTTATCGCGCAATATGCGCAAACGACCGTCACCGGCTTCCTGGTGTAGTTCATGATGGAAACCGCCGGAGCAAATAAGAAAAACGGGATTTTTCTTTCCACGTAAAAGTTAACGATTTGGGCCAGGATGGAAAACGGCGGGTTGTCCACAACAATTTTCCCGGTGTAGTCTTCGCTTTGATAATCTCCGCCAGGATAGAACGGTCGAATAAAATCGGCCTTGTTTACGTTGTACTCATTCCGGACCCAGTCCGCCAGCGCTTCGTAAATGTTGTCGGGTGTGTAACAGTCGTCGGTTGTTTTCGGGTCTTCGAACTTATCAAGGAAGGCGTTGTATTCTTCGTTGCCTTCTTCCCTGGAATTGTCCCAGCGCTCACGCTCTGAAAACCAGTCGCCAGAGATTTCGAAGCCGGTCAGCTCGACGTCGAAGTCTTCATCCTGTAAAAAAGCCAGTTCCTCATTTAAAAGGACCTGGTCCCACTCTCCGAGCTCTGTCAATTTGTTGTCGGCCAGAATATAAGCCCTTTTTTGCCGTTCTGTAAGTCCTTCGATAAAAACACAAGGAACAGAACGCATTCCCAGTAATTCGGCCGCCTGGAGCCTGCCGTGGCCTGCTATGACGTTGTATTCCTTGTCGATTAAGCAGGGACTTAAAAACCCGAACTCGGAAATGCTGTCGGCTATCTTCTGGACTTGGTCCGCGCTGTGCTTTTTCGCGTTGTTCGGGTACGGGTGCAATTTTCTCAGGCTTACTTCCTGAACTTTGTCAATTTTCGCCATCTTGTTTTGCTTCCTCTCGTTTAGTCTGTCCAAAAATACGCACAATGCCCTTAGTCAGTTCTTTTTAAG